CTCTATAAACGTACATCCTTCGTCGGATGCTGACGCTATGCGGTGAACTTCTCCAACTCCTATACTTACGGAGTCTCCCTTTACTAGTTGAAAGACGCTGTCCTCTATCTCGACCTGCGCCTTACCTGCGGTGATAAGCCAGTGCTCGGAGCGGTGTTCGTGTGACTGCTTGCTTAGTCGGTGTCCCGCCTGAACATGAATACGCTTAATTTGCGTGCCAGCTTCAGTATGAAGAATGTCATAAAAACCCCAAGGACGAAGATAGATGTTTCTTTCCATGAATAAACTGTATCATAAAGCCGAGCTAACAGCAGGCGAAGGCGTCTCGAGTCTACCCTAAAGGCAGCTTCCCTCATTGCAGCACTCCACCCGTTGCCTGAGCATACCCACTGTTAGCACTCAACTTTGAAGTAGGGGTGGCTGGTCTTTTTACGTCGTACCCGGGACGTTTTAATTATAACAGGACTATACGTCCTTAAGTGTTTCTACCCAACCGATAATTCCGTCTATCGAGAGATCCATCATTCCGTCCTCGCCCAGAAGATCCTCAAGACGCTCGATGATCTCGTCAAGTTCCTCGCGGTTAACCTCTGTCACCTTCATGATGTGGGCTTCCATAAGTCCCATCAGCTCGTGCATAAAGTCTATCGGAACGAGCGCAAGACCCTCATCCTTTAGGTACTTCATCAGGACGTCATCATCCCTATCAAAGTCTGGATCCTCGAAGTACTCGTTCATGCGGTGATCATATATTGTCTCACTTGCGGTGATAGTTTCACGCTGAGATAGTTGAAACTTAAACAACTTTTAATCCTGGTGGGCCACTAGGAAGTTCCACTAGGAAGTAGCTAGAATACTTTTACGTAAAGCCTCTCATACCGCGTGAAGAAGCCTTAAAGCCATACACCCTTTATTTTAAGGGTTAACAGCAGTTTGTTTCTCTTGTTTGTTTGTAAAAATTGTACATTAGAACGGACAAAGTACTACTTCTGCTAAAAATGTACATACGGTACTTTATACATTTCTAGCCGTTTGTAGTATGATATTCACATGGAACTCGACGATAAGATAGCACTACTTTATGCCCGCGTATCTACGTCCATGCAGGTTCAAGACGGCGTTTCTCTCGACGTACAGGAACGTACGCTACGCCAGGCAGCGGAGCTCGCAGGGTACAAAAATGTACAACTAGTACGCGAGGAAGGACGCTCCGGCAAGTCCATTAAAGGTCGTCCTGCCCTGCGTGGAGCCCTCGCGGACCTGCAGTCAGGTAAAGCCCACGCCTTGTTCGTTACCCGCCTTGACCGCCTATCTCGCTCGACCCAGGACTTCCTGTCTATCATCGACCACTCTAAGACGCACAACTGGCGACTAGTTTTACTGGATCTTAATCTTGATACGTCGTCATACCAGTCTCGCTTCGTGGTTACCATCATGTCAGCTCTCGCGGAGATGGAAAGATCTATCATCTCCGAGCGACAGAAGGATGTTCACTCCGATAGGCGCTCGCGTGGAAAGGTCTGGGGAGTAGACCTGGGTCCTAAAAAGAGAATCCCGGAGGAAGTGTTACATCGCATATACAGCGAGAAGGTAGCTGGTACGTCTATGAACGGTATAGCTAGAAAACTTAACGCGGAGAATATCCCTGCCGCCTACGGCGGTAAGTGGTCCGCCTCTAGTATTAAGTATGTGCTAGATCAACAATCGGAAGAGCTAAAGTAAGATAGAATAACACCATTAGCTTAAGGAGTAATCTTGCCAATCTTAGGACAAACAGCATCACAGTCTGGCAGGGTTCCCGACACGGCTACCATCACGGGAACAACTGCCGGTAACGGAGAAGTTAGCGTTGCGTTTAGTGAACCTGCCTATAAAGGTAAAGGTTCGGTTACCTATACCGTCACATCCTCACCCAGCGGAATAACCGCTACAGGCTCATCAAGTCCAATCATCGTGACAGGACTATCTAATGGAACATCATACACGTTTACGATAACAACTAATACTGGCATAGGTGTAGCAAGTGTAGCATCTAGCTCGTCAGGACCGGTGACGCCAACTCCACCTACACCTGTTGTGACAGGTGGAACTCTTACATCTGACGCTACATACTATTACCGTAGATTTACGGCAAACGGTAACTTAGTAATTTCAAATGCAAGTCTTACTATGGATTATTTAATTGTTTCTGGTGGCGGTGCAGGTGGTTCTGTAGGACCGGCAGGTGGTGGCGGTGCAGGTGGTTGTATTACTGGAACTGCATTAACTCTTGCAGCATCAAGTTACGCAGTCACTATTGGCGGTGGAGGTTCTAGTGCTAACGGTATTTCGACAAGCGTTGCGGGGTCTGGAATTACGAGCCCAACTGGTGGTGGACGCGGAGGGCGCTCTGGTGCAGTTGGCTCTGGCAGTACTGGCGGTTCAGGTGGCGGCGGAGGTCAAGGTCAAACTGCTGGTCAAAATGTTTCTGGTCAAGGAAGTTTAGGTGGAAGTGCTGCATCTTCATCAACGGCTGCTGCTGGTGGTGGAGGAAAAAATGCTGCGGGAGGGGCAGCAGGTGCTAATGCGGGAAGCGGTGGTGCTGGAATTACGTGGAATAGTTGGACAGTAGCAGGTGGAGGTGGTGGTGGAGTTTCATCAGGAACAGTTGGAGCTGGCGGTACTGGCGGCGGTGGAGCAGGGTCTTCTAGTCAAAGCCCGACAGGTGTAGGAACTGCAAACACTGGCGGAGGCGCAGGCGGTGGTGGTTCTGCCGGTGGAGTTAACAACTCGGCAAGCGGTGGCTCTGGAGTATTTACAATTAAGTATCTTCGTTCAGCGGTAGGTGGATAATGCCAATTTTAGGAACAGTCTCATCTGGGTACATCGAGCAGGTTTACACTCTTGCTCTTACAGCTAACAACACCCAAAACTGGACCGTACCTGCTGGAGTAAGTAAGATCGGAGTTTTTGTTGCAGGAGGTGGCGGCGGTGGCGGAGTCGGCGGAACTGTTAACAACGGTGGCGGTGGAGGCGGTGCAGCGGGAGCAGCCGCAGGTTTTTACGATTATTCTGTTACACCGGGAGATACATATTTAATTACAGTAGGCTCAGGTGGTAACGGCGGAACGGGTGATCAAAACCCTAGCACTACTGGAAACGCGGGAGGAAGCTCTTCATTTAGTAGTTTAGTAACTGCTAACGGAGGTGGCGGTGGATACGGTTCGTCTGCAACCTCTGAAGGAGGAAATATAACAAATAATAGTCCTAACGGAGGAAATGCGTCTATTAACGCGACACCAGTAGTAGGTAGTGTTACGCAGAGTGGCGGAGTCGGCGGAGGAGTTCAGGCAGCAGGAGCTAACGCTGTAGGAAATAACACGGCGCTTACACTAAGCGCTCTTGGTGGACCTTTTACTTTAAACTTTGGCGGCGGTGGTGGCTCTGGACAGTTTTATGGCACTAACACAAACACGTATAGAACCGGTGGAACCTTGCACGGTGGCGCAGGTGGATTGCACGGAACAAACAAGAACACATCAGGCAACACAGGCGTGAACGCAGGAGGGGCAGGATCTACTGGTACTGGTCCTGGTGGTGGTGCAGGTGGCGGAGGTCAAGGTGGAATTAACTTTGCAAATGGATTTAGAGCCGTGCCTGGTAACGGTGGCGTAGGTGCTAACGGACAAGTTGTAGTTTACGTTAAATAGCATTAGATAAAAGACAAGAGCCGGTAGCGTGCAAGCACGCCGCCGGCTCTTTGTTCTTAACCTCTCTCCCGGGAGCTAAGAACGTAGTTCTAATATATACCTAGATTATCTACTTTGTAGGCAATCCGGTGATTGATTTCCAGGTTGTTGCGTCTACGATTCCTGAAGGCGCGATCTTCTTTGCCTTCTGGTGCGCGATAACGGCCTTCTTTGTAACAGGACCAAACAGTCCATCCGCAGGCTTGATACCTAGGGCAGCCTGGATTGTCTTAACGTGAACGCCGCTCTCGCCTGGGTCAATTGTTTCCCCAGGATAAACCTTGCCCGTCGTGTCTGGTTCCTTTACAACCGCAGGAGCGGCTGGTTTAGCGGTGGAAGCCGCGTAGTCCGGACGACCCCAGCCGACAACGCCGACCACGATCTTTAGCTTGTTATCCTTGCGATACGCGCGGATCTTCTTTGCTACCTCGCCGCCGTTGCGCTGGTCACCTTTTTCGTTACCTGAGGTGTTTCCCTCGATACAGGTCATGGTACCGTCCTTGTTATCCTTAACGACGATTCCTACGTGCGAGATGCGGTCAACTCCGTCGCCTGGGAAGTCAAAGTAGACGATGTCTCCCGGTTGCGGTGTGTTGTCCTTCGCGTCAAACCATGTCTTGGCTTTCTGGAATGCTCCCGCGCCTGCGACTGTTGAAACCGTATTAGGTACCTTTACTCCAGCCTGGTTTGCGCACCAGTTTACAAAGCTTCCACACCACGGTTGAAAGTTTACCTTTGTGAACGCGCCGTACTTTGTTTGGTTGTCCTTTGGACCCTCAACGGTTCCAATTTCTGTAGTCGCGATCTCGATAAGACGCGCGGCCGTTCCCTGTGCTGCTGCCATTCTTTTCTCCTTAGTCTATTAACTGATCTTCTCGTGCAGACTCGCGCTTACGTTGTCCGTGAAGAGCAATGTCAGCCGCTAGGTCTAACCCAGAT